ATTTGGTCCTATGGTGTAGGGGTTATCACGCCTGCCTGTCACGCAGGAGATCACCGGTTCAAATCCGGTTAGGACCGTTGTGACTTTAAAATTTCGGTCATCATTTTGATGACCTTTTATGGAGGATTAGCTCAGTTGGGAGAGCGTCTGCCTTACAAGCAGAGGGTCACAGGTTCGAGCCCTGTATCCTCCATATTGCTAAGTGATTCAGCTGAATTATTTAACATTTGGTTGATGATGGCGGTAGTGGCGAAGTGGTTAACGCACCGGATTGTGGCTCCGGCACGCGTGGGTTCGATTCCCACCTACCGCCCTTGCTGATGAGGCAATTTCAAATATTATGCCGGTGTGGCGGAATTGGCAGACGCGCTGGACTCAAAATCCAGTGTCCGTTGAGGACGTATCGGTTCGACCCCGATCACCGGTATTATAAGTAATTTTTAAATGTGTCGAAAGCCCGTTTGACGGGCTTTTTTCTTTGCAGTTGTAACTAAAAAGAGCTAAAAAAATTAAAGTTGTTGCAATTTTGTTGCAATGGATTTATTTTGCTCCGCTTCATATTCTTGCATAAGGTATGCATATTTCTTCATCGTGATGGTCAAATCACTGTGTCCGAGCCGTTTGCTGATGGCGTACAGGTCGACACCTTGATATAGCAGAAATGCGACGTGCGTGTGGCGCAGGGAGTGGAAATGGAAGTTCTTCTTTTTCAGGCCACAGTTGGCCATGAGCTTTTTAAGGGTCTTGTTGACCGCAGTACTGCTCGGCAGCTCACCGCGAGAGTTGGCAAAAATCATGATATTTCCGTTAGGGCGTAGCTGCTGCAGGATTTTAAGCAGTCCGTCGTTTACGGCAATGACACGCTTTGACGATTTGCTTTTGGGCTCTTTCAGTTCACGCTGCACGTACGAATAGGATTTGTTGACCGAGATAGTCTTATGCATGAAGTCAACGTCATTCCACGTCAGGGCAACAATTTCGCCAAGTCTCATGCCCGTGTAGATTGCCGTCATGACCATATAGGCGCTGGTGTATCTCGGATCAAGACTGGCCGTGGTTTCCTGTATCAGCGCTTTGATTTCGTCGAGATTAAGATACTCAACACTCCACGTTTTCGAGCGGTCATAAGGCAGCTCGATACCGATGGTAAAATCCTTTTTGATGAGTTCGTCATACAGGGCGGATTTGACGCAGCTCCTCACGTAGACGTTAACTTCCGACATCATCTCCTTACTGTGATTAGCTCCATAGTCGTTCAGAAAGGCCTGGTACTTCTGTCTGGTCATGTCAGATAGCATGGTATCAGGGAAGTGGTCATGCAGGATTTTGTCAACGTGCCGGTATTTGCGGTAGGTGCTTGGGGCAACTTTGCCGGCCTTATATGTTTCGTGCCACTCAGTAAAATAGTCTGCAAAAAGCTTCTTTTTCTCGTTCTCGGCCGGGTCTGCATTTTCGACTTCAAAAGCAAACTCTCTGGCTTCGCTTTTAGTCGCAAATCCGCTTTTGAAAACTTGTCTGAGCTTACCGTTTTCGCGCTTGGAAACACGGACTGACCAGCCCTTTTTTGTTTTCTTGTAACTAGCCATGGTAATTTCTCCTTTCAAGTGCTAAAATGGAGTATACAAATAGCGCACCACTAGGTGTTACTTTTTTGGTAACCGTGTCCCGTCTGATTGGCGTTAGGGGGATGCGGTTTTTTTGTTTACTTGTCATTGTTTTCTATTGCTAAAGTCTGTCTATATTCTTCAGCGTCTGCCATTTCTTCAAAATCAATAGTTAATTCTTTATATTCAGCTAATTTCTCTTTGATTTTCTCAATAGGGATTTTATAGAATTCTTTATGATTGTTGACCTTGTTGAGCTTATACTTGTCGAAATAGCTATGAAGCTCATTTTCAAGCTTGTAGGCATCGTAGCTAAAAATCAGAGCATGGACATCGAATTTAAATGGGACTGATGCACTGCTCAACTCTGAAATTCTTTCAAGCGGATCGAGCCTTCTCGTTACACCTATCTTGAAAATATCTTTACCAAAAGATCCAATATTACTTATAACGTAAACGTATCCGGCTGAAGCATTGGCGGTTCTATAATCCAATTCTTCTTTCTCTTTTTCCCGATCATCCATTTTTTTCTTTAATTCTGCAACTTGATCGTTGATATTTTTCACTTCAGCATCGTTTGTAAGGTTTTTTAATTTTTCTTGCAATTCATTAATCACATTCTCGTAATGGGTAATATCTTTGTCGATAACCTTTTTCTTTTGAGCAACTTCTTTCTGCAAGGCTTTTTCTTCTCTCTCACGTTGACGCTGCTCGCGCAGTTCTTCTTTTTCCTGTTCCTTTTTCCTTGCGTATTCATATGCCAATGCCAATTCTTCTAGTTTGGAATTCAAATAATAATAAGATATAGACACTTGAGTTACTGAAGTCAACTTGTTGATTTGTTCGTATGAACGCTCAATTCTTTTTTGGATTGAATCGTAATTAGAATATTTAACCTTATTAATGGCGGCCTCACATTCGTTGTTAAATGCCCGCAAAACCAATTTGATACTATCATTAGTCATTTTAGTTCCCTTGGCCTTGCTTCCATCTACAGTCCAGCCTTCCCTGTAATCAACAGCAGTTTTTTTTCTTATCATCTCTTTTTGATTCTTTCGAATTTCAGTTAGTTTCTCTTTATATCCGAGAGACGTTGCAAAATCATATTTTGGTTCGTATAATCCGTATTCTTGCATTTCTATAGTGCTGTTAGCATTATCAATCTTTTGTAAAAGTTCATTGAGCTTGTCGGCGAGAGTTTTTTTCTCCGTACTCAGTTTTTCAACATTAGAGTTGAGTTCGTCCAGCTCTTTCTTTTTATCGATAATTGATTGTTGAAGTTCAAAAGCATCCATTTGCTCAATAGACATTTTTGACTTTTTCAATTCTTCTAGTTCTTTTTTATATTGTTTACCTTTAAATGCATCAAGAAAACTCATATTCTTGCCTCCTTACGGTTTTATAAAGTTTACCATGCAATCTGACAGTTGATAAGATCTAACAAAATCCAGTGCGTTAAAGTCAGGACTGACATCAACTTTTTTCAGCAATAAAGCCAATGCGAACTCGTTAGCCTCAGCTTCAATTTTAGACACCTGCGTACTGGATTCCAATCGTCTGAAGAACGTCGTAGATTCTCCCGAGTGGAGTATAATATGTCCAAGCTCATGCGCTAAGACAAAATCTTTTTTGGGGTATTCTAGTTTAGGACTGATAAGCATGGTAGTTTGTCCATAGCTGCTAACAGTCATTCCTAAAGTGCTGTCTGGCAAATCTATAGTATCAACTATGCACGCACCTGTTTCTTTAATCAGATTAGCAGGGTCAGTAGTTCCACAACTGTCAACCAAGTAATTGACTTCTTTTTTTATATTCAAATAACATCAATCCTTTTTACTTCTCTTTTTATTCATTTCAAGCGCAACTAGAAGTGCAGCTTTCAAAGCGGCCTTATCCTCATCGCTCATAGGTTCTCCGTAGAAATTAACACTGTTTTCAGATTCTAGACCATCTAGCATTCGGTCAGCAAGTTGGCCTATATCAGTCATCTCTTTAGGAGATAGCGAAGTTTTATCATCAGTTCTTCCTAGCAGGTAATCGGTAGACACTTTAAAATAGTCAGCAATTTTGGCCAGTTTGTCAGAAGAAGGTGCTTGCGTCTTAAGCGAGTATAAGTAATTCTTACTGAATCCAAGTTCCAAAGATATTTCTTTTAAATTTTTATCCTTTTTTCGAGCAAGCTCTTGAATGCGTTCAAGTATTGTCATAGCAGTATTTAACGCCCTTTCTAAAATGAGTTACAAGAAAAAAGTATAAAATAGTGTGATTTATCTGTTGACTATCACATTATTATGGGCTATACTCATTCTTGTAAGTTAAGTTGATAGACAAAAGCAAAGAAAAAGAGATTGACCGACCAAAGAACAAGCCTTTTTCGATGCTTATTAAGTACGCTTTAATAGTACATTATTATGGGTTAATAGTCAATAATATTGTGCATTTTTTCTATCATTTTTTCTTACGGGTGGGAGGGAGGAATATACAAGGAGGCGATTAAAATGCCGGAAACAATTAACGGCAGAGAGAAAATCAAAGCATATCTCAGTGCCAACGATATCTCCATTGCATCGTTAGCAACGATGTACGGGATGTCTAAGCAAGATTTGTCAGATTACTTGGCCGGGCGCAAGAAAAATCCGCAAGCAAACAGAGTGATCTTAAAGATCATCTCTGATTTTAAGCTTAGCTAGAGAGGATGATTTGAATGAATGAATTAAAGAATTTTACTTTTGAAGATCAACAAATCAGAGCATTGACAATCGAAGGGGAACCGTGGTTTGTCGGAAAAGATGTAGCAGAAGTGCTAGGGTACTCAAACAGTCGCAAGGCTATTGCTGATCATGTAGACAGTGAAGATAAGGGGGTAACGAAATGTTACACCCTTGGAGGAACACAACAAATCGCAATTATCAACGAATCTGGTCTTTACAGCTTGATTTTGTCAAGCAAATTACCAAAAGCTAAAGAGTTTAAGCGCTGGGTAACGAGCGAAGTTTTGCCAACAATCCGCAAGCACGGTGCATATATGACACCGGCAAAAATCGAAGAAGTTCTGACAGACCCTGATACGATCATTCAGCTGGCCACTCAACTGAAGCAAGAGCGTGAAGGCCGGCTGATTGCAGAACAACGTATTGGCGAATTGACACCGAAAGCAGACTATTGCGACAGGGTGCTTGCCGATAAATCGCTTGTCACAATCACTCAAATTGCCAAAGACTATGGCATGAGTGGTCGGGCACTCAATGCTACACTTCATGATTTCGGTGTCATCTACAAGCAGGGCGAAACGTGGTTCCTGTATGCCAAGTATCAGAAAACCGGGTGGACGCATTCCGAAACCATCATGGTTGACAAGAAAGATGGCACACAGAAAGCCGTGCTCAACACGAAATGGACGCAAAAGGGACGCTTGGGATTATATGAGCTGCTTAAAGCCCACGGCATTCTGCCATTGATTGAACGGGAGGGATGACCATGAACCCGTTCAAAATTGAAGTTGACCAGGACGCCCTGAACGAAATCATTCAGTGGCATATCAATGAAGTTCTCGACGAAGATTTGTCGGGCATTACGTGGACACTCGACGAATTCCGCAAGAAATGCTGCGGGAATAAATCCAGAGCGTGGGTAGCGCTCTATATCTTCTCACGGTTTAACGACGAAATTACCGGGCCTGATGGCTGGCTGATCCGTGCCAACGGTCGTGGTCAGCAAAACATAATCTTTGCCAAGTCGGCAAAGGAATGGATGGAAGAAAACCGTCAGCGGATTGACTGGCGGGCGAAATTACCAAGATAAGGAGGATTTAAGATGAACAAAAAAGAAAAGGCCGTCATAATCTCAGTCAAAGCGCTGGGCGCGTTGATGGCCATGGCTGGCACCGCTAATTGGAAAACAGAAAACACTGCAAAAATTGCTGCTGATATCGCCTTGCTCATTGATGATGTTGACGACGTTGACATTAGAAATGAGTTGAAAGCCTATATGATAGCATTCGGTGCCCTGGAAACGCAGGCTCGTGGTGAAGATGCCAAGGAGATAATAGATGGTGCCCGAGAAGTATTCGGGAACGAAATGCTTAAAAGAGTGCTTAAGAAAATCGAAGAAATTGAAAAAGCAAGGAGAAAGAGAAAATGAATGGATTAGTAGGGCTTGAACAAATTAGAAGGAAACTGCTCAAGCAGTATACAGTGGGCGATATCGTGCCCGCATACGACTGGTCGCTTGATACGGCATGGAGCAGAGCAAAGCTGATGGACAGTCTTGAGAGGATCGACAGACGCAAGGAACGCCTGTTCAAAAGTGCACTGAAGGGAGGTGAGTAAATGGAATACAAGAAGGAATTCTGCCTGATGGTAGACCCCAAAACGGGCAATCCCCGTCTTGTCGAACCGTCAGAAGATCCGGAACAAATCGTGAAGGATTTCCTGAAACAGGTCAAGGAACCGCATAGCTTGCTTTGGGCCTTGGACGAGCTGGTAGTTAAAGACTGGCGGAAATGGAGCCAAGTAAGACAAGAATTGTGGGACACATTGGAAGAACTGGACGAGTTAGGATACTAAAAAAAACCGTCCCTTGAAAGAAGGAACGGCCCGAAATTTTAAAACTTAAAACGTGTTTATTATAGCACAAAAACAGGAGGAAATAAAAATGAATCTTTTTAACTTAAATGAAAATTATCGTAAGGTCGAATCACTCTTCGACGATGGCGCTGAAGTGTCTGAACAGGCACTGAAAGACACACTTGAATCGATTGGTGAAGCAAGAGCCACCACGCTTGACAACATCGCGTTCTTGATCGAACGCAACACCGCAAAGGGCGACTTTTACGCAAAGAAAATCAAAGAGTTGCAGCTGGCGAAAAAGTCCGCTGAAAATACGGTAAAACGCCTCAACGCCTACATGACATCTGCCATGGACGATGCAGGCTTGAAAGAGCTGCAGACCGAGAATCACGTTTTGAAGCCTAGAAACTACAAGGCAAGCGTGATTGTTGATGATCTGGATCACCTGCCCGAAGAATACACCACGATTAAGCCGGCAGTAAAGGTGGCCGACAAGACAGCGCTCTACAAGGCACTCAAAAACGGTACCGAAGTGGCAGGTGCCCACCTCAAGCCTAACCGTAAGACCACAATCGGGTGATCCTCATGTTTGAGTTGAGGCCCTATCAGAAAGAATCACTGGAAGGGATATACAGGTCACTCGGAAATTCCAATCACTGCATTGTGGTTCAATCACCTCCCCGAACAGGAAAAACGGTACTGATGGCAGAAATTGCGCGCCGGACAACTGCTAAGGGGAACAAAATCCTTTTCATTGTCCATCGCAAAGAAATTATAGACCAGGTCAGGCGGACCTTTACTGAGCAGAAAGTAAAACCAGAATTCTGTCAGATTGGTATGGTTCAGACTTTCAGCAGACATATTGACCGACTGGCGAAACCCGATGTGATTCTTGTTGACGAAGCGCATCATGCACTGGCCAGCTCGTACCGTAAAGTTCTCGACGCATTCCCGAATGCGGTTAAGCTGCTGTTTACGGCCACACCGGTTCGCCTGGGACGGCAGCAGCTTGATCAAATAGCCACCGACATTGTAGAAGGCAAACAGATTCAGGATTTGATTGATATGGGATTCCTTGCGAAATTCAGATACTTTGCAAGAAAGCAGATTGACGAAGACAAGCTCAAAAAATCATCAACTGGAGATTTTACGGTTGATTCAATGACGGAAGCCTTGACGACTGGAATCTATTCTACGGTTGTTAAGGAATACAGAGAGCGCGTCAACGGTCAGCAAGCTGTAGTTTACTGGTTTTCTGTAGAAACGGCTAAGAAGTGTGCTCAGGCTTTCCAGAATAGTGGAATCTCTGCAGCCGAGATTGACGGCGATACGCCTGACAATATTCGCGATGACATCGTACAGAAGTTTCGCGACGGCAAAATCAAAGTGCTGAGCAACGTCAATCTTTTTACAGAGGGTATTGACCTGCCGAATGTAGATTGCGTCATCATGGCCAGACCTACCCAGTCACTGGCATTGTATCTGCAGTTTGCAATGCGGTGCCTGAATCCCCGGCAAGGAAAAACCGCAACCATCATCGACATGGTGGATAACTGGCGTCGGCATGGTCTGCCTAGTGACCATCGAGACTGGAAAAAGATGATGGTTACTGGAAAGAAACGTAAATCATCCGGTGGTGGTGTCGGTGGAATGGGAATTTGTCAGTGTCCTAAATGCCTGGCGGTTTGGAACAGTCAGGAAGTTCGGGATAATGACAACACATGCCTGGATCCAGCTTGCGGTCACAATCCGGTACTGCCAGTGCAGGAACGGAAACTAAAGCTTAAACAGGGGGAGATTGTAGAAATCGATCAGTCCGAACGCAGAAGGAGGGATTTCTTTGAGAGGTTGATGAAAAAACAGATTATGAACAATATTGGCTGCAAACGGCCATATGAGCTAAGCAGCTATCAGGAATGTCAGCAATATGCTGCGCTCCATGGGTACAAAAAAGGATGGGCATACCACTACGCAAAAGATCATGGTCTGCCTGGTCTGCCACACAACTAGAACGGAGGTTTACTATGATTTTACCAGAAGACAAACCATGTACGCCGAAGAGGGAACCGCACAACTTCTTCATTTACGGTGCAACAATGAGCGGCAAGAGTTATTTTGCAAGCTTCTTCCCGCACCCGTTGGTTCTCAATACCGACGGGAACTCGGAACAGGGAACGGCCCCTAGCATTCAGATCCGGAATGTACGCGACCGGAACGGCCATCTAAAAATGAGCTGCATCACACAACTTGACGAAATCATCACAGCTTTACAGCAGCCGGATTGCACGTTCAAAACGGTCATCGTTGATGTCATCGATGATATCTGCGTCATGCTTGAGCAGGCAATCTGTCTCAAAAACAATGCTGATTCACTCGGTGACATTGGATATGGACGAGGGTACGCTCAATTCAAAGCAGTGCTTCAGCAGTTCGTCATGGATCTCAAAGCTCTTGATCAAGACGTCATCTTTGTCAGCCGTGAAGAACGCTACACCGATGAGCAGTCACATCAAGAAAGAGTAGTGCCCAGTCTCAAGACTAAGTACTACAACATTGTCAACGGCAACTGCGATTTGGTAATCCACACTGAGAAGTTTGGCAAAAACGTATACAGACGTTCAGTTAAAGATTACCGTCAGGTGTACAAAGCGGAAGACGTTACGAATGAGCGGGTACGAAAACTGCTCGCTTCAGTTGAAGGATTATTTGAACAGATAAAATAGGAGGAATAAAACATGAGTTTACAAGACGCATTCAACAGCATTAACAAGAGCGGATGGAACGCAAAGAAGGACAGTGTAAGCAACACTTATGAGGGGCTTGCTCCAGGCGAATATGACACACTTATACACAACGTTACTCACGCGGCATATCCATCAGGGTATGAATGCCTGAATTTTGCATTCCAGGTTATCTCTGGCCAGCATGCAGGTGAATACGAATTTGTACGGGTCAATTTAGCCGACACAAAGAAAGACGGCAGCCCGATGCCTGATTTCGTCTTAAGCAAGAACATCAAGCTTTTGATGAAGATTGCGGCACTCTGCAATGTTGAAATTGACAATCTCGACGGAAACGAAACAGATGTCTATGAGCATGTGGTCTCTCTCTTTGCCGGACACGCTGAAAGTCCAATGACCATGAAGATTACAGAAACGCCTAACAAAAAAGACCCGGACAACCCATACCGCAACTATGAATTCAAAGAGTACGAGCAGCCGATTGAAACTCCTCAGGCGGCGGATCCGTTTGCAGAGCAATCGACGACTACCGATTTTGATGAAAGTGACTTGCCATTCTAACAGGCAAAGCATAAGGCAGTGACCATATACCGCCGAACGGGTGAGATGCCCGTTAAAGGAGGACTGATTATGAAGAACCTGGTGAATTATGCGGTCAGCTATGCGGAAAGGGGCTTCTCCGTTATTCCAACTATAGCCAAGAAACCACTGAAAAAATTTGCCGGTTTGCCGGCAATGACGCCAGATGAAATACGGAATTTCTGGAAAAGCCATCCATACGCCAATATTGCACTTAAAACAGATAAATTCTTTGTGATTGACATCGACCGTCATAAAGACGGAGCTGACGGGGTGGCCGAAATCAAAAAGCTTGGGCACACGGATTGGTTTCATGACACGTTGGCACAGAGAACAGCACACAACGGGTTTCAGTATTTTTTTCAAAAGCCGGCCGATGTCAAGATACAGCAGAACATCGCTTTCCTGCCGGGAGTTGATATCAAGGCTCATGTCAACAACTATGTTGTAGTTGCACCATCTGTCGTTGATGATAAGCCATATCAATGGATCAGCAGGACGGGGACGATGAAACGGCCTGATGACGGATTGCTGAAGCTGATCCAGGAAAAGTCAAAGCCGGTCTATCAGCCACATCACAGCTATTCAACGTCGTTCACAGGCAAAACCCAGACAACCGAGCTTTTCGAGCAGATTATCACGGGACTCGGCGAAACCGGGGGAAGAAATAACGCTCTGGCAGTTTTCGTGGGTGGCTTGCTTCGGAGGAACGTTGATCCCGAGATTGCCTATAATCTGGCATTGATTGCAAACAAAAATACGGAAAAATCACTGAGCGCCAAGGAAGTCGAACGAACTATCCAGAGCATTGTGACGGCCGAATTGAGAAGAAGGGAGGGAAATGATGGAAATTCTACACAGTGAAGACGCAAAAAAGCTGAAAGAAATTCAAGATGAAGAACAGAAATCATTATTTCTTCTCGACGGCAACAAACATATAAAGCGAAATTCAGTTTACAACGTCAAGGTAATTTTGGAAAACGATCCGTTGCTGAAAGAAATGTTCAAATTCAACGAATTTACCGAGTGCGTTGAAGTTGTCAAGGATTGTCCGCAGCTGCACATTGCGAAGGGATTCCTGCGTGACGGCTATATCGATTCAATCGCCTGTTACATCGAAGGATGTGCAAATTATCATCATGTGCTTTTTGACACAGTTCGCGTCAGAACGGCAGTCGAACAGGTGGCATATGACCACAGCTGGAATCCGCTGAAAGATTATCTGTCAGCTGCTGCAGCTGCATGGGATGGACGCGATCGTATTTCAACCGTTTTTCAGGAATTCCTAGGAGCTGAAGAACGGCCCGAAGTACGTCTGATTGCCAAGATGTTTTTCTATGGGGGCGTTGCCAAAATATCAAATCCTAGAATCAAATACGATTTCGTTACAGATCTGGTAGGTGGTCAAGGCGCCGGCAAAACGGCGTTTTTCCAAAATATCGCTCCACTGGGGTACTACACCGACCAGTTTTACACATTTACTGACAAGGACGATTTTTCAGTTATGCGAAAAGCCGTGATCGTAAACGATGACGAAATGACGGCAACGAAAAAAGCCAGTTTCGAAGAACTCAAACGATTCGTCACGATGCAGACGTTTGAGTACCGTGAACCGTATGGGCACTCTGTTTCCAGATACGAAAAGAAATTCCTGCTGGTCAGGACAACTAATGATCTGTATTATCTGAAAGATAAAACCGGAGAGCGCCGGTTCCTGCCAATCCTGGTAAACAAGGACAAGCAGAAAAAGAATCCAATCGAAGATTTAACGGAAAACTATGTCATGCAGCTGTGGGGACAGGCCGTAACCGAATACGATGAATCCTTCCGGTTTACATTTACACCAGAAGAAGACGAGATGATCAGCGACTACCGCGAGAATTTCATGCACACAGACGAATTGGAAGACGAATTGGAAGAACTGGTTAACGGAAAATGGAAAGATAAGACATTTATTACGGCTGATGATATCGAGTATGAATTCCGTGTCAGTCTAGCAACAGATAGAAAAACGTCAAACAGAATATCGAACGTTATGATTAATCGCTTTGGTTATCGGAAGGGAAGAATGCAGATTAACGGAGTGCGAAAAAGAGGATATATTCGTGGCAATGAAAAGTAATCTTAAAGAAGAAATGGCCATGTGCCCAGGCAGTGGCCGCCTATTTTTTAAGAAGTGGGCACGTTGAAACCCTTGGGAGAGTAAGGACAAGATGCCGAGTGGCCACCTATACCCTATATATTAATAATAATAATAATTATATATATAGGGGTATAGAGACAAAGAGGCATAAAAGGACCCTATAGGAAAGTTGAAACCATGGTGGCCACTTGACCAATTGAGCTTTATCCCTTGTGCATCAAGGGATTCAGCATTTTCATAAAAAAATAAGTGGCCGCCTAATTGTGGGCACGACATTACGAAAGGATAGTTTTATGACACCAGAACACAAAATTCAAAACGAAATTCAAGTTGCATTGTCAAAAAACGGATGCAGAGTATTCCGAGCGAACGTCGGCAAAGTCAGAATGGCAGATGGGAGATGGTTCGATACGGGATTACCGCCTGGTCATCCGGATTTGTACGGGTTCCGGATCAGCGATGGAAAAATATTCTATATCGAAGTCAAGACGGCAACAGGCAGACCGAGACCGGACCAGGTCACGTTCCATAAAATGCTGAACCGGTACGGTATCATCCACGGCATTGCACGGTCAGCAAATGATGCGGTCAAAATTGTTAAGGAAGGGTTGATAGGATATGGATTCTAAGGATAAAGCAGGCTGTCTGGTAACAGCGTTGTTGCTGTTATGGTTTGCAGCAATGTGGGCATTATGTAAGGTATTGCTGGGATAACGAAGGAAGGTAACGAGAATGACAAACGATTTGGCGGCTGAACTGAAAGCTCTGATCAAAGAAGGGAGCGGGTATAACCAAAACATGACTATTGAGCCGTTGGGGGACGGTGAGTGGTGCAGTATAACCACAGCATCCATCGATGTTTGCGGGAACAATGTTGTCATCTATGCGCGGCGAATGGACGGTATGAACAATTGTCCGGATGGAATGATCGAACTGAGCGATTTCGGGGTAACAGATTTTAATATCGATGATGAATACAAATATATAATCGAGGTGGAATGCAAGATCTGGCACTTGATTTACGGCCTTGGGAAACGCACTGATATCCATACGGCCGCGGCAGCGCAGCCCGAAGATTTTTGCCATGCCTTTACGCAAATGGATTGGGCTACTACGAGCATTAACAACATAGCCGGCCACCTGCTTGAGGAGGAAGAAACCGATTGAAAAAGGGAACGAAAATGGATTGGTTTAAAATTCTAAGCGACATTTCAGAGTGGATAGCAATAATTTGTGTACTGGCAGCAAACTTCTTTATGAGCTTTTCCTCTCACGCCACGGCCACAGTGTTTTTCAGCGTCGCCACCGTTGGCTTTTTGTTATCGACGTATTTGGAAAGGAAGGAATAAGAAATGAAAATGATTGATAAACTCATCTTTAAAATTTCGTTCGTGGCCAACTTTGCACTGCTGCTATTTGGCATTTGGGACTGGTTCAATGTAACAGTATTTAAGCTGTGGCTAATTACTGGGTTAGTATGCTTCTTCACTTTTTCAGTGTATGCGCTGAAGATGGAGGTAAATAAGAAATGAAGATATTAGATGTTTGCTGTGGCTCGAGGATGTTCTGGTTTAATAAGCAAGAGAAACACACAACTTACATGGATATCAGAAATGAAATTCTTTACTACAAAGATAGACATCTAAAACGAAAAGTTGAAATTAGACCTGACGTAATAGGAGATTTTAGAAAGATACCATTTTCTGATAGTAGTTTTGACTTAGTGGTGTTTGATCCACCACATTTGATTCACGGCGGAGCAAACTCTTGGCTAGTCAAAAAATACGGTAAACTTAACCAAGACACTTGGAAACAAGATTTAAAACAGGGTTTTGAAGAATGTATGCGAGTTCTTAAAGGTAATGGTGTGCTGCTGTTTAAATGGAACGAAGAGCAGATTAAAACTAAAGAAGTATTTGAAGTGTTTGGACAACAACCGATTTTAGGAGATAAACGCAGCAAGACAAGATGGAGTGTGTTCATAAAATGAAATTTAAACAACTAGTAGCAAAATTCTTACTGTTGCTAACTTACTTGGCTTGGGTTGCTGGGTTTATTACAAGTTTTGGAGAGGAAAGAGAAAGTGAAGGATTATTTAGTTTACGTTGAACTTAACGGCATCTGGACTAATATGCTAGTCAAAGCTACGAATTGGGAAGAGGCTGAACAGTTAGCAGAGTTAGAAGTTAGAAAAGTAAGTGTAGAAGCCTAACAAAAAAGCCAAGGAGGAAAAGAAATGAAGTACAGAATCAGATACAGAATGTATGACAAACGTGGTCTTATAGATGGTGTTTCGGAGGTCGAAGCATGTGACTTTGAGATTAAAAAAGGGTTTGTCAGCATCTGGGATATGTTCAACGATACTACAAGCCCTGACCTTTATATCAATGCTAATGACGTGCTTATAATCGAACGGATTGGAGAGGAAAAGGAATGAAAAAAGAAGTAGAAGTTAAAACATCAATTGGTGAATTAGTGGGTTATTTTGACGGATTTTATCTTATTGATAAGGGGGAAGAAGGAACTTGGCTGACCAAAGAGGAGTATGAAGCAGTTAGATTGCCAGAACTAGACCCGCTTGAGGTGAGACGGTATAAAAAACTGATGCGTAAAGGAGACAAAGCCGAGGCACTGACCAAGCTGATGTATTATGTTGTCGGCTTTAAAGACGATCCTGAAGTGCTTCCTTACGGAACAATTGAAGAACACCACTATCGCTTGGCTGAGGCGATTATCAAAGGGGGTTATAACCATTGAGGGTGCAGACTTAGTACTATTTAAAATAAGGAGGCGGTCACATGAACATTACCGAAGCGGTAAATATGATTTTTAAACGTTATCCCGATTATGGTTATGACGTGTTTATGGACTTGAGCGAAATCAAAGACGATGATTTACAGGAAGCGGTACGTTTTATTGCAAGCATGAGGAGACGCTGCTGCACAGAAACTAAACGTAAGCGTGTCAGAAAAATCAATCGGGAAACGCTTAGGGATATGATTAAAAAAGGTTACACCTACAAGGGTATCGCCAGAGAAACTGGGTTGGCAGAATCAACTGTTGTAAAAAAAGGTCTTGGATTATGGTTTTAAAAAGCTTTATCATCAAATGCGACCTCATGGTATAAGAGCTGGTGTGAAAGTGATTTGCCTGAACATCGAAACGGGCGAGCGGAAGACGTTTAAGTCTATCACTAAAGCGGGAAAAGCTTTTGGATTCAGAGAAGGCTACCTTAGGGACAAGACCAAGGGCGGCAAGTGCTATATAGAGAATGGTTGGGAATTCAGGCGGGAGTGATTGACATTGAATGACTTTAAAACAAACAAAGCATATCTTTTTCAGTATCGAAAGAAGATGGAAAAAATTCAGCGGCTGGAAGATAAACTGGCGCAGATTGACAGTGATCTTATCGTGCTCAAGTCTCCGGCCATGAGCAGTGAACCTAAATCATCAGTCAAAATAACGCTGACAGACAAGCTTATTCAAAGGGAAGAGTTGGAAGATAAAATCAACACGCTTCTCAAGTATGCACGTCAGGACAGAACAGACATTACACGATGCATTGACGCTCTCGACAATCAAAAGCAGGCGTTGGTTTTGGACCGATACTTCATCGGCCTGCAGTCTCTAGAAGAGATAGCGGACGATGTTAGCTATAGCTGCAGCTATGTCACCAAGCTTTACATTCAGGGCGTTCAGTCAATCAGTGTAGTTTGAGTGCAGTTGTAGTGTAGTTGAAGTGTAGTAAGAGTGTAGTTGGAGTGTATACAAAGTAACCGTGCATACATGCTATTATGATAACGTCGAAAAAGGCAAGAGATTAACACCCCCTTGGGGATACCATGCCAAGATGGTAAGCATCCCCCTGGAGTGCAAGTTAATCCCTTGCCTTTTTATATACCACCAGTGGAGGTGACAGCATGGTCAGAGCTGACAGACAAGGACAGCACAGGACTGCATTTGAGAAGAATAAGAGAAGAATATTACTGACACAAAACGTCTGTGGGATTTGCGGCAAGCCTGTTGACAAGACGCTAAAAGCTCCGGATCCATTGTCGCCTGTCATTGATCACATCGTACCGATTAGCAAGGGTGGTCATCCATCTAGTCTGGACAATCTGCAGCTGGCTCATTGGCAATGCAACCGTCAGAAATCGGACAAGCTATATGCTAGTGGATTTAAAAAGAAGCCTCAAGTAATCGGCAACAGGAATCTTCCGCAGTCACTGGACTGGTCCAGATACAGGGGGGTATAGACCCCCTACACGGTCCGTCCGTGCTTTCCCGCCGTCACTGTACATTTTTTCTCGTGCGACATGAAAGGAGTAGATAAAGTGAGTGAATTTAAGGGTATGGGGTACCTGAAACGCAAGCTGGCAACCGTCAGACCACGGGTTCTGATGAGATATAGGCAGTATGCAGCTAAATATCATGATTCCCCCGTCGGACTGACTATCCCGCCTAGTGTGCGTGATCGGTATCGTGCGGTACTTGGGTGGAATGCGAAAGGTGTTGACGCTCTGGCAGACAGACTGGTATTCAGAGAATTTGCAAATGATGATTTTGGAGTAAATCAGATTTTTAAGCAGAACAATCCCGATGTGTTTTTTGACAGCGCAGTTCTATCGGCATTGATTGGCAGCTGCTGTTTTGTCTACGTCTCTGCTGATTCTGATTCTGCTGATCCTGTGCGTCTGCAGGTCATTGAAGCGTCTAATGCCACGGGTGTCATTGACCCGATTACGGGTCTGCTAACGGAAGGGTATGCCGTACTTCAGCGAGATATTGATACAGAGGCACCGCTTCTGGAAGCATATTTCACGTCGACTGAAACGTGGTATTACCCTAAAGGCGGTTCACCATATTCAATCGCCAATCCCGCTGGTATGCCGCTGCTTGTTCCGGTCATTCACAGGCCCGACGCTGTCAGACCGTTTGGTCGGTCAAGAATCACCAGATCAGGTATGTATTATCAGCGTTACGCCAAACGCACGCTTGAGCGAGCCGACGTCACGGCCGAATTTTATTCGTATCCGCAGAAATACATTCTTGGCATGGATCCTGACGCTGAACCGATGGATGCGTGGAGAGCAACGGTTTCATCTCTTTTGAGGATTGACAAGGATGATGATGGCGACCGTCCTACTGTCGGCCAGTTCACGACCGCAAGCATGGCTCCGTTTACTGAGCAGCTGAAAACCGCAGCTGCCGGTTTTGCCGGAGAAATGGGATTGACGCTCGATGATTTGGGCTTTGCGTCTGATAATCCGTCTTCAGTTGAGGCAATCAAGGCCAGTCATGAGAACCTGAGATTGGCAGGACGTAAGGCGCAGCGGTCACTGGGCAGTGGCCTGTTGAATTGCGCATATACGGCGGTGTGTCTTCAGGACCAGTTCCACTATGCACGCAGCCGTTTTGTTGATACTGAGGTTAAGTGGGAACCGTTATTCGAGGCCGATGCTAATACGCTGACGCTGATTGGCGATGGCGTAATCAAACTCAACCAGGCGATTCCGGGATTTGTGACGGGCGAGACCATCAGGGATTTGACCGGCATTCACGGCGCAGAAAACACCAAACCGCAGATTACTACACAGTCAGAGGTGGTAAACGATGACTGATGATGTCTTGCCGGAGTTGCTGAAACTGGTCTGTGACGAATTTGAAAAGTCATATGCTGCTAACGGGATTGTCAAACAGGTGCAGAAGAAGCTTGAGGATAAGTCAGCTACATATGCTGACGCTTACGAGTACGCATATGAGGTCGGCTGCATGCTCTCTGACGCCCTGACAAAACATGTAACAAACGAATTATTGCCTAATGGTACAATGTACTACAATATTGCTCAACGGCTGTTACAGAAAACGTTGGGTACCAATTATGAACTGGTGTCCGAACTGGCAGCTGGTGTGCAGAAAGTTCTCAATAGGCAGGCGGGCTTGACCCTAGCCGCACTGAAGCCGGACATTGATCAGAATAAGGTTGATGGATTGATTGAGCGCCTGTCCAAAGGTGATTTTGAAAATGACAAGTTCGTCATGGACAGTCCGATTACTAATTTCACGCAATCCGTTGTCGATGACACAATTGCTAAAAACGTTGAATTCCACGCCAGCGCAGGTCTGCAGCCGAAAATCGTCAGAAGATATGCTGGCAACGGCTGCAAGTGGTGTGCAAATCTGGCGGGGACGTACGATTATCCAGTTAAACAGGAGATTTATCGCCGTCATGATAACTGTCGCTGTATTGTTGAATATTTTCCGGAGGACGGAAGAGGCGTGCAGAATGCACACACTAAGGGGTGGAGAAACGAATCGAAAGTCGAACGTGAAAGGATTCGTAAATCAAAAGGCGATAATGGCTTTAGAAGGAAAGACAGCATTCAGACTGCAGCCGAAGCAGAGGCAAGGGCATTGGGATATAATCCGATTCCAACATCGAGAGCTGTTGAGCATTTAAGGAAAGAGGCAAGAATATGGCAAAACGACTTGGAAGATGAAGAGATAAGGTCTATTAATAAATACACGTATAATGGCACAGATGATGATGGCAAGAAATTGTTTTTCAAAATCAATGAATTTTTGGAAGGTCGTTATTTCCCAAAAGATGAAAGAGAAAAGGAAATCATTTTGAGAAATGCAGGTTTTATCAATGAAGGCATATCGAAATTTAAACTGAAAGATGATATAATAGTGTACAGAAATGATTCCTATCCTAGAGACTTAGTCGGTGTTTCCTACAAATTTACGAGTACGTCGGTCGCACCTGGGGCAGTAATAGGAAAGGCACCCAATGTGGCAATTATTGTTCCCAGGGGAAGTAATGGCGGTTACGTTGAGTTGATAGCTGATGAAGCATATAGAAAGCAGCGAGAGTTTGTTATAAACGGTGGTGCTGATTTAGAGTTAGTGAAAAAAGTGGCTGATTTATATATTTATAAATTGAGGTGATACTTTTATGTTGAGTAAGGAATTGGCTCGAAAATATTATCTGGAACGAATCTATGCAGAATCGCGCAAGCCGGATTATACTGAAGAGGAACTGCGTCTTCAAAAAGAAAGAGCAAAAGAGTTGAAGGATTATATTGAAAAGCTGCGTAGAGAAAAACCTGAAAGATTAAAATCTAAGCATCCGTAAGGGTGCTTTTATTTTTCCATAACGTGTTTAAGAGGTGCAAACATGGCTAAAGATGACTATGATGTGGTTGGCTTAATTGAAATGATATTTGGCGGTTAATTAAGTTAACCGCTATTTTTATACTCTTTTTTGCCCTGTCATATGGCGTAAAACTGGGCAATACGATTGAAAGGAAGAAGGCCATGGCTGAAAAACGACTAGGCAATCAGAATCCTACTCAATCGGTAATTCTACCATACACTGAATCCTTGTCGGATGAAGCAATCGCAATATACGAAAAAACCGGGCTGAAGAGCTACCCGTGGCAGAAAAATCTTGTCAAGTCAATCATGGCTGTTGATGATGATGGCTTATGGGTGCATCAGAAGTTCGGTTTTTCCATACCCCGCCGTAACGGTAAAACGGAAATCATCTATATTCTTGAACTGTGGGGCCTGCAGCACGGACTTAACATGCTGCATACGGCGCACAGGATCAGTACTTCTCATTCATCTTTTGAAAAGGTTAAGAAGTATCTTGAAAAGATGGGAATGAAGGACGGCGAAGATTTCAATTCAATCAGAGCCAAAGGCCAGGAACGCATTGAATTGTATGAGACGGGCGGAATTATCCAGTTTCGTACGAGGACATCCAACGGCGGACTGGGCGAAGGCTTTGATTTTCTCGTTATCGACGAGGCACAGGAGTATACGACCGAACAGGAATCGGCACTCAAGTACACGGTGACCGACAGCAACAATCCTATGACAGTCATGTGCGGGACACCGCCAACTCCTGTTTCTTCCGGGACTGTTTTTGTTAAATATCGCGAGGCATGTCTGTTCGGCCAGGCAAAATATTCCGGCTGGGCTGAGTGGTCGGTATCTGAGGAAAAGGAAATCGATGATGTGGATGCATGGTACAACTCCAACCCGTCGCTGGGGTTCCATCTGACGGAACGCAAAATTGAAGCTGAGCTGGGCGAGGACAAGCTTGATCACAATGTGCAACGGTTAGGCTACTGGCCTTCGTACAATCAGAAATCGGCAATTTCCGCCGCTGACTGGGACGGCTTGAAAGTGGACGGTCTGCCTGACCTCAAGGGCAGACTGTTTGCAGCCGTTAAGTACGGTCAGGATGGGTCCAATGCCGCAATGAGCATAGCTGTGCGGACAACCGATGGACGAATTTTTGTCGAAGCCATTGACTGCCAGTCTGTACGCAATGGCAACAGATGGATCGTAAACTTCCTCCGCAACGCTGATGTGGAGCAAATCGTCATCGATGGTGCAAGCCGTCAGAAAATCCTGGACGAAGAATTGCGCGAGTACCATATCAGAAATGTTGTTTTGCCAACTGTCAAGGAAGTAATAGTGGCCAACTCCATGTGGGAACAGGCGATTTACGAGAAAACCCTATGTCACGCAGGGCAGCCGACGCTTAGCAGAATTGCAACGAACTGTGATAAACGTAGCATTGGCTCAAGCGGCGGTTTTGGGTACCGATCGCAGTTTGATGACATGGATATCAGTGTTATGGACAGCGCGCTGCTGGCGCACTGGGCTTGTGCAACTCTCAAGCCCCGTAAAAAGCAGAAAGTAAGCTACTAGCTTGCTGACATTACCGAACGCACGGGAAATGCGGAGAAAGGAGACAGTGATATGTCTGAATTTAAAACAATCGAAACGCAGGAAGAACTTGATCGTATCGTAAAAGAGCGTTTGGCGCGTCAGAAGGAGAAGTACGCCGATTACGACAAGCTCAGGGAACGCGTTGAGGAACTTGAAACTGAAAATGCTGAGCTGCATTCGACGGTCGAATCATCCAAATCGGAAAAAGGCGAGTTTGACAAGCAAATCGCAGACCTGCAGGCCAAGATTTCCGGTTATGAAACGGAGAAAATGAAAACCCGCGTGGCTTTGCAGAGTGGTTTGCCACTTGAGTTTGCCAATCGGCTACGAGGTGATGATGAAGACAGCCTGAAGCGCGATGCAGAAACACTGGCCGGATACATGCAGCCTAAGTCGGCTGCCCCGTTGAAATCGACAGAACCGGCAGTTGATGATAAAGGCTGGGCGCAGATGACGCGCCAGCTTACAGAACATTAATTTAAAAGGAGATTGATATTATGGTTGACACATTAAAAGGCGGTACAACTTTTTCACCGGAGCTTGTCACAGAATTGATGTCGAAGGTCAAGGGCTACTCAACCCTTGCAAAACTCAGCGCACAAACACCGATTCCATTCAACGGCTCACAACAGTTTGTTTTTAATTTGGAAGGCAATGCACAAATTGTAGGCGAAGGCGAAACAAAGAAGCCGGGCAAGGCAACTCTTGAATCGAAGGTTATTCGCCCCACGAAGTTTGTTTATCAGGCACGCATTTCGGATGAATTTAAGTATTGCTCAGAAGAAAAACAGATTGATTACCTTCAAGCTTTTAGCGATGGATTTGCCAAAAAGATTGCGGTTGCTTTTGACTTGGCAGCAATCCATGGCCTTGAACCGAAATCGCTCACTGATGCTTCATTCAAGGCGACAAATTCTCTTGACGGTTTGGTAACGGGCGTTGATTTTGACGCTAAGAAACAGCTCGATGACCAGATTGACGCAATTGTTCAAACGGTTGTTGCAAATGACTATGATGTAACCGGTCTTGCACTTTCTCCAGCCGCAGGTCAAGCTTTGGCACAGGTCAAGGTCAACGGTGTAGTGCAATATCCGGAATTCCGTTTCGGACAAAACCCTGATGCATTTTACGGTATGACGTCTGATGTCAACAAGACGCTTGCGACAAAAGGCGCTACGTCTGAAAACGATTATGTCATTGCAGGCGATTTTCAGAATGCGTTCAAGTGGGGCTACTCGGAAGAAATCCCGCTCGAGGTCATCGAGTACGGTGATCCTGATCAGACAGGCCGTGATTTAAAAGCAAACAACGAAATCCTTCTTCGTGCAGAATCGTTTATCGGTTGGGGCGTGCTTGACGCTAACGCGTTTGCGCGTATCAAAGCACCGGCAGCTTAGTCACTATAAATTAGTTTAGGGGGTGGAAGGGTGGCAAATTTTGCAACTATCGAAGATATAGAAAATTTGTGGCGCAATTTGAAGCCTGCTGAACGCGAGCGTGCGGAAGGTCTGTTGGAGATTGTCTCTGACAGTCTGCGTGTCGAAGCGGACAAAGTGGGCAAAAATCTTGATGAACTGGCGGCCGACAGCGATGCTTATGCGAGCGTTTTAAAGTCTGTGACCGTTGATGTTGTAGCGAGAACGCTGATGACGTCAACTGATCAGGAACCGATGACACAGATGACGGAGAGCGCTTTAGGCTACTCCTACAGTGGTTCATTCCTTGTTCCTGGCGGTGGATTGTTTATCAAGGACACTGAGCTTAAGCGCCTGGGATTGAAACGTCAGAGATATGGGGTGATTGACCCGTATGCTTAAAGGAATTACAGTTATTCTCGTTGACGAGACAGAGGAATCAGAAGACCCGTTTGGACAGCCGGTTACGGTCAAGGAAGAGATTGCTGTTGACAACGTTCTGATAGCGCCAGCGTCAACGGATGATGTTACTGCCGAGATGAGCTTGACTGGCAAGAAGATCGTGTATGAGCTAGCCATACCTAAAGGAGATTCGCACACCTGGACCAATCGGCAGGTCAAGTTTTTTGGTCAGACCTGGCGAACTGTGGGCATTCCTCAGGAAGGAATCGAAAGCTTGATACCGCTCGACTGGAATAAGAAAGTGATGGTGGAACGATATGAGTAAGAACCGTTTTGTACTAAACCGTGCCGGTGTTGCACAGCTGCTCAAATCGTCCGAGATGCAGTCAGGGCTTAAGGCTAAGGCTAAAATCATTCGTGAACGGTGCGGCGATGGATACGAACAGGATATATATGTCGGCAAGAATCGTGCAAACACTATGGTATATGCCGATTCCATAAAGGCAAAACGCAGTAATGCGAAGCATAATACGATTCTGAAGGCGGTGAATGCGGCACGTGATTGAACTCATTTTGAAACAGTATCTTGACAGTGTGCTTGATGTTCCCGTGCTTTTGGAGCATAAAACAGGCGTTACTGTACCGTATGTCCTGCTTGATAAAACGGGCGGCAGTGAGTCAAATCATTTGAAGAAGGCAACGGTTGCCATTCAATCGTACGGAACATCACTGTATAATGCGGCGAAGCTCAATGAGGATGTCATCCGAGCAATGGACGGGCTGACAACGGTTGAGAACGTCGGTGGTGCGCATCTTAACGGCAGCTACAATTTTACTGATACTGAAACTAAGAATTACCGCTATCAGGCGGTATATGATATTAACTATTTGTAAGGAGGTCATATAATGGCAACAACAGTTAAATATGTCACGAATGCAAAACCTAAAGTCGGCGGTGCCATTTACAGCGCTCCGACCGGGACGGCATTGCCGACTGACGCAACCAGTGCGCTTAATACAGCGTTTAAGTGCCTTGGATACGTGTCAGATGACGGCATTCAGAATTCGGATGAACGCAAGACAGATGATATCAAGGCGTGGGGCGGTGACATCATCAACTCCGTCCAGAAGGAAAAGACGGATACGTTCAAATACACTTTGGCCGAAGTGCTGAATGTTGACGTTTTGAAGGAAGTGTATGGTGATGCCAATGTCACAGGAACGCTTGACACAGGGGTAGTCGTTAAATCGAATTCAACTGAGCTTAAAGAGCACGTGATTGTCATTGAGCTGGTGTTGAGGGACAATGTGCTGAAGCGAATTGTTATTCCGCAGGGGAAAGTCACAGGAATTGGCGAAATCAAGTATGCTGACGGCGATGATGTCGGCTATGAGACAACAGTAACGTGCTTCCCTGACGCAGAATCCAACACGCACTATGAGTACATTGTCAAACCAAAGGCGGAAGGTGATTATTAATGCTTAAAGGCAAGACAAAGACAGGATTTGAGTACGAATTTGATGAAAATCTTTTCAAGGACTATGAGCTGGTCGAGCTGCTGGCAGAGGTGGATGATAATCCGCTCGTTTTGCCGCAGATTTTCAAAAAGCTTATCGGTGACCGCGTAAAGGATTTGAAAGATCATGTCAGAGACGAGAATGGAGTGGTTGACATCGAGAAAATGGTGGCCGAGTTCGAAGACATCATTTCCACACAGGCCACCTTAAAAAAATAGTATTCCTTGCCGCTGCCATTAACACAGATGAGGATGCGCTGATATGCGACCTGGCTGAAACGTATGGCATTTACAATTACAGACAGCTACCTGCAGACCGGGTAGCTGTTTTTTGCTATGGCTTAAGAGACGATTCGCGCATAAAAATGGCAATGGCTGACGTGCGATATACGCTTGATACGCTTTTGTCTGCGGGCATTCTAGACAGGTTAAGCATTCTCATCTGGCAAAAGACGGAAGACGCTCAGCAAAACCGCAACAAGCCTGTCAGCTTGACTGATATACTGACAGGAAATGCCGAAGAAAGCGTCGGATTGTCATTTGCCAGCGGTGAGGAATTTGAAAAGGAACGCAACAGAATTTTGAAAGGGGTGGAAGCTGATGGCGATTGAGCTCGGCAAAGCTTATGTGCAAATCGTGCCATCTGCACGGGGCATCAGTGACGGAATTACTAAAGCTGTTGTCCCTGCTGCTGACGAAGCCGGTGCCACTGGTGGACTGCATCTCGGTAAAAGATTAGCTGCGGTTGCAACAGCTGCAATTGCGGCTGCCGGTATCGGTAAGGCGATCGCAGCTTCGATTGAAGAAGGCGGCAAGCTGCAGCAATCGATTGGCGGTGTCGAAACACTGTTCAAATCGTCTGCCGGCATGGTCAAAAAGTATGCGCAGGAAGCGTACCGGACAACCGGTGTGTCGGCTAACTCATACATGGAAAACGTAACCAGTTTTGCGGCGTCCCTTGTGTCGTCATGCGGTGGTAACACGAAAAAGGCCGCAAAACTGGCCAATGTGGCAATGACGGACATGGGCGATAACGCTAATAAAATGGGCACTGATATGGAACTAGTTCAGGAAACGTATCAATCTCTTGCCCGTGGCAACTATGAAATGTTGGACAACTTGAAACTCGGTAGAAAAACCATAGCCGAGTATAAACCTAGTGAAAACGGTGAAACTCTAAGTTTAGTGGCTTAGACAATACCGTGCTAAGCAAGAATTAGATGCTTTGCTGGAATTTTACGTATTTGTTTGATAAAATAAAATATATAAATACGTGGGGGATTGCAAAGTGTGGAAGAAAATTGATAGAAATCCAAATTATTCAATTAATGAAAACGGTGAAGTTAGAAATGATAAAACAAAACATATTAAAAACTCGTTTACAAATAAAAGAAACGGGTATTTGATGGTTGACCTTTATCAAAACAACAAATCTGAAAAGGTGCCAATACATCGATTGGTAGCTGAAGCTTTTATTCCGAATCCGGAGAAAAAGGCAACGGTTGATCACATTGATGGTGATAGAAAAAACAATTCTATATCCAATCTAAGGTGGGCAACCTACTCAGAAAATAACTCACGTTTTGAGACCGTTGGAGTAAGAAGTGAAGCGGTTGTTGTTACTAGATATAAAGAAGAACGAAAAAAAAGAGGTGGCGGACATTTAGCGTGGTTAGATGTCATCGAAAAGCTTGAGTTCGAGAGTATATCAGCAGCTGCCGAATATTTCGGTTGTACTATTTCAAACATTTCTTTAATGTTAGAAAAAGGTACAATTGGGCAGCGTGGAAAAACGAGGGGATATCAATTTTCTTATAAGAACGGTAAGCGTTCGATTTATAATTCTTGAAAGTGTAACGACTATCGAAACAGAGAAAACACCTGAAAGGGTGTTTTTTTAATGGAGTAGAGTAGGATTCAAGCGAATCCGAAGCGCTAGGGTGCAAGATTATATGCACAAAAGATAGTCTATTCTGCATGGCGACATGCAGCAGCCCTAAACGGGCGGTCATGAAGTAGCGAATCATGGCGAATACGTACCTAGTATGGTGGTACTAAATCCGAAATGGAACGACTGATGAAGGACGCTGAAAAGCTGACGGGGGAACACTACACTGTCGGCGATTTTGGCGATACTGTCAAGGCAATCCATGCGGTTCAGGAACATCTTAAGATTACGGGTACAACGGCCAAGGAAGCATCAACTACGCTTCAGGGGTCGTTCAACTCGATGAAGGCTTCGTTTCAGGATGTTCTTGGCAATCTATCTGACGGCGAGCTAGACATAACTCCGTCATTGAACGCGCTGGCGAAGACTACATCAACATTCTTCTTTGGCAATTTTGTACCAATGCTAGGCCGCTTGATTTCGACGTTGCCGAGTGCTCTTTCGACATTTATACAGGCTGCCATTCCGGAACTGAAAAAGGGACTTCAAGGGATGTTCTCGAATCTTGGCATTGAAATAGATTTCGGTAGCGTTTCGGGCAGCATTAGCAAAGTTCAGCAGGCATTGACGCCCGTAATAAACACGATTAAGACGTGTATAAACAATCTTGATTTCAGCGGCTTGAAATCACTGGCTTCTGCTGTACTTCCGGCAGTTCAGGCAGGGTTTGAAACATTTGCGAGCGTCGCATTGCCGGCAGTCAGCCCGCTGATCAAAGCAGTAACCAGCTTATGGAACGCATGCCAGCCGCTGCTTAAAACAATCGCTGGAGCGCTGACCCCGGCTTTTAAAGTTCTGGGTGCATTTCTTGGCGGTGTTTTCAAGGGCGTTCTTAGCACAATCACGTTTGCGGTTAATGCTGTTAAAGTTGCCATTCAAGTGTTGACGCCGATTGTCAATGTCGTTGTTGCAGCTTTTAAGGCATTTTCACCGGTTTTGACAGCTCTTGCTTCGTTTATTGGTCAGTTAGTCGGTCAGTTCGGTGGTCTGGGCGGTGCGGCTAAAACGATGAAGAACGTTGTCAGCACTGCGTGGAACGGGATCAAGGATGGTGTAAAGCTCGCTGGTGAAGGAGTCAAGGGCGTAGTCAACGGTTTGAAAATCGCATGGAACAGTTTGAAGTCTGCCGGTAATGCCTTGCGGAGTGCAGTATCAGGAGCATGGCATGGATTAGGCAGCGTTGTTTCCAGAGTATCCGGCGGTGTACGCGGAGCCGTCAGTGGCGCTAAGGCAGCATTTAGCGCATTCGGCCGTGGCGTCTCCAACGTATCTGGCGGCGTCAAGGGTGTTTTGGGCGGTGTTAGGTCTGCATTTAACGGATTGCGGAACATCAATTTATGGCATGCCGGTGCAGCTATCATGAACGGTCTTCTGAGCGGTCTCAAATCCGCTTGGGGAGGTGTCAAGCACTTTGTAAGAGGTATTGCCAAGTGGATTAAGAAACATAAGGGCCCTATCAGTTATGATAAAAAACTGTTGATTCCGGCCGGCAATGCGATCATGTCCGGCTTGAACGGCGGATTGGTTTCCGGTTTTGAAAACGTCAAATCAACCGTTTTGGGCATGAGTAGCACTATTGCAGACACGTTGACGTGTAATCCGGTTGCTGCGATTACCGCAACCGGAAACGTTGACCCGGGCATGGCCACCGCTAGCGCTACACCTGTTGTAATCAATTTAACGCTTGGAAACAGTGATTTTTCTGCATTCGTTGACGACATCTCAAAAGCGCAGGGGACTAAAGCACAGTTCCAACGCAATTATAAATTCTAAAAGGAGGGGTTAGATGAAATCTCAAGTGGCATTTAGCTATGGTGGTCATTGCTTGGATAGTAGCGTAGATGGGTTCATTACGCTTTCGGTAACTGGCAGAGGCGGGTTTACCCGTGCAGTAACTGCTACGGATTTGGCCAGTGATGGCGCCAAGTATCTGAGTTCGCGTCTAGAATCAAAAAAGCTGACGATTAAGTTTTTTCTTAAATCTGTCAGCCTAGCCGATCTGATGGCCAAGATGGGCAAACTCAAGCAGATTACTGCAGCTAAGAATACCGTCGTTTCGTTTGCCGATGATCCGCTGTATAAATACGTGGGCACAGTGACATCGGTTACGCTTGACGATACTACGCTACACCCGACAGGCTCAATCGAAGTGACGTTGAGCGACCCATATTGTTATTCAATTGCACGGCAAAAAACAGGCACTGGCAAAACGGTTGCTTTTGCCGATTACGACAGTGAATTTCCTAACATCCCTCTTTCGGTTGAATTTACGCCTACCTCAGCCATCTCTGCTTTTCAGATGACAAGCAACCAAGGGAAAAAGTTTTTGCTCAACCAATCGGTTTCAGCCGAAAAAAAGATAGTAGTTGATTTTAGAACGTTGTCATGCACCGTCAATGGTGCAAACGTATTGTCGAGCGTATCGCTTAACAGCAACTTCGCCGATTTTACGATCGATAAGAATGCGGTGCTGACGTTTAACTCAAGCGGCGAGTATGTAGTCAGATTCGAGGTGAAAAAATTGTGATTTTGTATCAGCTAAATAAAAGACAGGATGTTATCGGCATAGCATCATCAGATATTTTAAGCGCAACGTTTGAAGAACAGATTAACACAGCTGGCAGTTTGAAATTCACCGTTGCTAAAAAATTGCGTGATGACTGTCTGTACGTACTGTTCCAACGGCCGAATGCGACAACGTATATGTGCTTTAAAATCTTGACCGAAACTCAAGAAGACAATCAGGTCAGCTATACTGCAGTCGAATCGGCATATGACGAACTGGGCGCATATTCATATATCAAGGATTTGAGACCGCAAAATCGGACTGCTAAAGAAATGTTGACGCAGCTTCTTGCACAAACGCGGTATTCGGTCGGTTATATTGCTGACACCAGCACGCAAACAACCAATTTTTACTATACGACCGTGTTAGCCAGTCTGCAGAGCGTGGTCAACTTGTTTAACTTGGAGATCACGTTTGACGTTGTTTTTGATCCGATTGACAACCAGGTCAAAAGGCGATTGGTTAACATGTACACTCAAATGGGATCCAGAACCGGACGGCGGTTTGAGTACGGCGATAAGCTGCTCAGCGTAACGTGCGAACAGTCTAGCGATGAGCTGGTAACCGCATTAGTTGGTCGAGGATCGAGCGTGCAGGTCAGCGAAGGAACAGACGGAAGCCCTGACGGTTATAGCCGGAAGATAACCTTTGCTGATGTTGTTTGGAAAAAATCGGCGGGTAATCCGCTTGATAAACCGGCTGGCCAAGAATATCTCGAAGATCCGTCTGCAACGGCCGTATATGGTTTTTCTGACGGTAAACCGCGAATAGGCTTTGTCGAATTTGACAAAATCAATGATAAAAATTTATTGATAAAGGCAACGTATGATAAGCTGCAAGAATTGAAACGGCCTAAGGTCTCTTTTAAAGCGTCAGTTACAGACGTCGGTAGCTTAAATTTGGGCGATACTGTTGCGATTATCAGGCATGATTTAAAAATAGAGTATCTGACGCGTGTATATAAGGTCACTCACGATTTGCTCAATGCGCAGAACAACACGATTGAGTTGGGCGACGATTTCCAAAAAGCAAGTATCACGTCAACGATCAGCGCAGTTCAAGATACGGTGCAATCGGCTAAAGAATATTCACAGTCTGCCCTACAGTCGGCAAATGGCAAGAATACCAACTTCTATGGTGCTAATCAACCACTGTATGCTGTTGAAGGCGATTTGTGGTACAAAGACCTTGGCAACAGTGAAACCGAGATGTATCAGTACAAAAAAGGAAACTGGGAGCTGATCACATCAACCGCCGAACTGCATAACACGCAGAAGGAAGTTGACCAGGCCATCAAAGATTTCAATGCACAGTTCAAGGAAATCGATGATAAGTACGTTCCTAACGAGACTTACCAGACTGAGAAGCAAGCATTTTCCACGGCCGTGACTAAAGCCTCGGAAACGGCTCAAGCGGCAAAGGCAACTGCGGATACTGCTTCGGCAAATGCAACGGAAGCAAATAACAGCGCAAGTGAAGCGCGCGCTAAAGTTGATGACGTTGCTAAAACCGTGACAAAAAACGGCAAAGCAATTGGAGAAGTCAAGTCAGATGTCAGCGGCGTAAAAGCTACCTATGCTACCCTTGATGGCAAGGTTACGTCAATGTCGGCTAGAGCGGGTGCAGTTGAAGCAGCACTGAGCGACGGCAAAGGTGGGTTGATCAGCGTCAAAGCCGAAAATAACCGAATTGAATCCCTCGTTGATTCTAAAGTCGATGACAGTGAATACAACACTTTTAAGCAACAGACATCGACCACGCTAAGCCAAAAAGCCAACAAAACCGATTTGAACGGATATGTAACAGGGACACAATTTAAACAGACGGCGGATAAAGTTGACACGCTCGCAAGCGATGTCAAGTCTGTAAAGACCAAAGCTGACACTATTGAAACGACTATGAATTCGACAAGCTTTGCCAACAGCGTGGTTAAGGCAAGTGGAATTGATACGAAAGTAGCCGGTTATGATACTACAATCAGGAAGCTGATTGGCAAGGATGGGACAACTGGCGATTTGAACACGTTGGTATCCGCCTATAGCAACGAAACTAACCAAACAAAAAAGCAAACAACCAATCTGATTAGTGCGCTTGATTATAATGGGACAACCGGTAATTTTGGTAGCGGATTTGCCAAAAAAGTTGCTGATGCCTATGGTACGACAGAAGCGTACAAGGCGCTTAATGGCAAAATCGACGGGTTGCAAATCGGCGGCGCGAATTTGCTAGACAATAGCTCAATGGAAAGCGCGGCGATAGGGCACAACTCGTATGACGCTATGAGTTTCCAAAACGGCTGGACAGTCTTCACGCAGAAAACAGCAAAACAAAACCGCAACAACTGGTACATCGATATGCCCAAGGGCCAACCGGAAGCGGGAATCTATACAGTTAGTATCGATGTTAAGTTGCTCAACTGCTCTTCTAGATTGCCCACGGCTGAGCTGCTAATTCGTAGAAAAAGCGATTGGTTCTCTTACGGGACGAGTGGAGAGTGCACGCTTAAAGTAGGACAGGCTGTCCGCTTGTCTGCCATCGCCACATCTCCGGTACAGCCGACCAATGACTCGGCGGCTACCGTTCTGCAGCTATGCACTACAAGCTCTTTTGTTGGTCAAATCGCTATCCGCCACGTAAAACTCGAAAAAGGCACTAAAGCTACTGACTGGTGTATGTCGGATGGGGACATTAACAAGCGCATACAGGACCAGGCCGATACACTGACTGCATATCAGGCAGAAGTAAAGCGTACTTATGCTTTATCATCATCTGTGTATACCAAAACGGAAACGCAGACGCGTGAGAATGCGCTTAAGAACTCGACGATCAATAGCTTAAAGGCCACCGATGATTGGAAAAAGTTGATTAAGATTAATCAGAACTCAAGCTGGTTACAGGATGCAACGGGTTTTCAACAACAAGCGTGGAAATACAATCTTGACTCAAGCAGTCAGCTAATCGGCAAAAAGAGTTTTGGAGACGGAAACGTTGGGGAGTGGACGTGCAATGACTATAGAACGAAAGCTGTTATCAGCAACGTTAGCGGCTACAGTGCATATGGGTATACCAAGTGCATTTGTACACCTAACAACAATGGCCTGTACTGGAATGTCGATTGCAAGGTAAATCCTGGTGACAAGTATTATGTAGAATTGTTAGTCCCGAACTTTTACAGCGTGCATGGCGGGCGCGCAATAAACGTTAGGGGTCTCTTTAGGTACACTAAAGACGGAAAAGCTGCTTGGCAAACGGGACCATCTGGTCAAGTTGCAGGCAATACTACTGGGTGGATTAAAGGCATCATAACCGTGCCAGATGGCATCACAAGCGTAAAGCCATGCATATCAGTCAAAGACAATGGGGTTACCAGCGCTGTCCATCTGACATATGCCAGCTTCACCAAACTAGATGATTACACTCAGTCAAACATGACGTCAATCAAGCAATCATCAGATGGTATCGGATTAAAAGTTGCCCAACTCGTCGGTGGATCAGATATTTCGAAAATCGACATGACGAGCTCTGCGATTAAAATTGATTCAAAGCATATCCTGCTGAATGGCGACGTTGCGATTGACGGGACGACTTTCGCGAAAAAGATAAAAGCAACTGGTATCACGGCCGACATGATGTTGGCTGGCACCATCGATGCGGCTAAAATCAACGTCATCAATATCGATGCATCTAAAATCACCACCGGCACGCTGACGGCTAAAATTGCCAAGCTGATGGGTAGCAACAATTCGTGGATGAGATTAGACGGGTCAGGAATACATGCTGAAGGTGGTACAGCCGCTAACAAGGATCAGTGGGCATTTGATCTTGGCAGTAGAGGGTATCATATAAAGCGCCAAGAAAAAAAATCGGGTGATTATCGTTGGACAGGCGGGCTAGCTTACGGCGAAAATATGGCAAACACGAACGCGAACGGGTTAGGATTGGTAGTCTGCCCAAGTAGCAGCGGCGGTAATGGGGATGAAATTTCGATAGGCAAGGTTGTTAAAGGTAACTTTGACGGCGGTTATGAGTGGACAAATGCGATGAGGTGGTCGGCAACAGGGTATGGTGGTGTCGGCACAGGCTTCCACTGGTACGATACGTGTACATTGGAAAATGACAAAGCACGCACAATCTATACGGGAGGTCAAGATCCATTTTACATTAGGAACATACGCTGGGGTAACAGTGGTAATTACTATCCGTCGATACAGGTTGGTTACAACGAAAATACTAAATCATCATCAGGAATCGCGTTTCGTTGGGATGACATAAAGCCGTGGGGAACTATGAACATGGAAAATGTGGAAATTTCTTGTGGCGCTTCTAACAAGCTGAGATTTACGTGGTGTCAGTGGTCCAACTGGTATCAGCAATGGAAGATACCTGCGATTTCCAATCGAGTTTCACCGACATCCGGGATTGCCTTTGCTTCAGGCGGAATCCGAGAGTTTGCCGGGTCCAAGGTTCGCGATTTATAAAATAGGAGGAAATAATATGGCTTTGAAAAAAACAATTGTTCTTACGGATACAATCGAAAATGCTAACGGCGACGAAATTGCCGAAATGCAAACATACCTAACGGGGGATGGTAGCACACCTGTCATTAGGACGATGGGGTTATCAGAGCCGATTGGTTATTCTGATGATGGCAGGGCTATTTTGCCTGAGCAAGATGATAAGGTTATCGAGAAACGTCAACAGGAATTTATGGCAGCCGCCATCGGGGAACAAAAAACATTGTGTAAAGAGAATGGCATCGATCCGTCATTAGTTAACATTATTGGAGCAGAAAATAAGGAGGATAAGTAATGGATACTGAAAAACTACAAAAAATCATCAGCAATCTTGCTGCTGAAATTGGTAATCTTAATATCAAATTAGCTAACTTAGCAGTTGAAAATGAAAAATTGCAACAAATGGTAGCAGAAGCAAATCAAAAGAAAGAAGAGGAGTAGCAATGGCACTTACGAAACAAAAAACAGTCAACCTTTCTGGAGAATCAAGAATAGGAGATGAATTGGTGGCACGTTTTTCGGCGCAAGTATCATCTAATGATGCGTTGAGTCAAGATATCGTTACAACAATTGCTAACGTTGATCTTTATCGCAAAAATTCCAAAGCTGTAAGAGATGATGCAAACGCATTTCGTGAGTATGTTTATACAGTTCAGGACCAGGTTTACTCAGAAACTGAAACAGAATAATAACTATAGCTGCGGGGTGGGTGGGTAGGAAAAAGGAGTGATTAAATGTTGCATACATTATTAGGATATTCCTGGGCGGAGATAGCATCATTTCTTGGTGTGATGTCAATTGTTGGTGGATTTGTGCTGTGGTTGGTTAATCACGGAGCCAAAATTTTTAATCGAAACGTTAGCTCTGCATTGCAACCGTTTGGGGAGCAGATAAGAAATCTAACTAAAAATATCGAGCAGCTTAATGCGAATTTCAAACAACAACAATCAGCTTTTGAACGCTTGGAAAAACGAGTTGATGAACATGATAGAAGACTAGATAGACACCATGAACGAATTAAGACGTTGTTTGAGAAAGGAGATGATGATAAATGAGAAAGGCATTTTTAGATAAGGATGGCAAGCTGAATCGCAAAACTATTACCTCTTTGGTATTGCTGTTGATTGTCCTGGTGCAACAGCTGTGCGCGATTTTCAATCTTAAGTTTACAGGCGATGTTGGTCAAATCATGGACCTTGTAAACACGCTGTTGACGATCGGTGGTATTTTAGGTTTGGTTGATGGAGTTACTGTTGACACGGAAACAGTCAAGTCTATTGACAAGATCGCGAACAAAGCCTTAGAACTCGCGTCTCAGCACCAAGATGAGGAGGTAAATAATGAGAAATCTAAATAGAAAGTTGCTCTTAAGTCTAACCATTCTGGTTGGGCTTTTTTTAATGCCAATAAGTGTGAACGCTGCTAGATATTATGGGGTTGATAGTTCTAGGTATCAAGGTAACACTCTTAAAAAAGTAACGCCTGAAGATAGCTTTGCTATTTCTCAAATTGGAGGTTACTATAATGGAACATTTATTCCACAAACGACCTATCAATCACAAGTAGCAAGTGGGATTGCGATGGGGTTGCGGATGCACAC